TATATGTTCACACAGCACGTACATCATAAGGTTCAACATAAAAATGATTTTGTCGGTGTAACATTAGAATCATTACGTTCACCATCAGGCGCAGATGCTTGGCATCACAAGAGCGGCTATCAATCTTCATCTAATTTAGCTATAGAATCATTTCTTTTTCACAAGCAACACGGGCAAGTAGCTAGGTTAACACACCTATTTTAAAATTTTATTGTTAATAAAGTTTTTTACTTTTTTTATTGTTTGTATTATAATTATATATATATTTACAACATAAACTTTAAAACTATTATTATGACAGAGAAAGAAATAAAAGCACTAAAACACGATACTAATATAACTCGCGAAATGACAGCATCAAAAGTAAGAGTAAATACAAAAAGCTTAGGTGCTTGTATTTATGGTGATAAACGTGTAAAGTTATTTATCTATAATAATGTTACATCTCCATATGGTTGGACAAACAAGGAATTATTATCTGGTGAATTTGCAGTAAAAGCAAAAGAATTTACATTTGACTATATCAAATCAAAGGTAGATGAAGTGTATTCTACCTTTACAAACGATGAAATACACAAATTACTAAATAAAGTACAAAAATATATCTAAATAACTATGAAAACAATCAATTACACAACACGTACATTTTACGTGCCAGCTAGTAAGATGGATACATTACTAGAATTTCAAGAGAAATGCAGGGCCAATGGCAGAAAAAGTTATTCTGAAGTATTACTAGAACTAATGCAGCAATACAATGGAAATAACTGAATACTACCGTCACATTCAAGATATGGAAGAATGGCAAGCATACTATTTTTACACTTCACTACATTTTAGATTACGCAAGATCATCAGACAAGCAAACTGGAATAAGAATGTTATTACACGTTTTGAATTAAACAACAATGACAAGGAAATTCACAGGCATAGGTTTGATAGATTAATAGATGAATTAAATGAAGTGGATAACAATTGGAAAGAATTACGATACAATTATGATAGTAAAAGAATAAAAAAAATAAAAAAACAATTAACTAGAATCAGAAATTATGGATTTAAAAACAGTAAACATAAAGGGTAAGCAGTACGTAACTGTAAATGAAAGATTAAAATATTTCAGGGAACACTTTGCAGGATACAGCTTAACAAGTGAAATAACACACTTAAATGAAAATGGTGTTATAGTTCGTGCATCACTTAAAAACAATGAAGGTGATGAAGTAGCAAGTGGCTATGCACACGAAAAACAAAATAGTAGTTTTATAAACAAAACTTCATTCATTGAAAACTGTGAAACATCTGCCTGGGGTAGAGCTTTAGGCAACTTTGGCGTAGGTGTAGATCAATCAGTAGCAAGCGCAGATGAAGTAGCAAACGCAATTAAAAACCAATAGTTATGATACAAGATATAAATAATATAAAAACCGAATGTGAAAAGCTGTTAGAATTACTAAATGAACAACAGCAAATAGATGAACAATGGAACGAGGCAATTAATAAATTCTACCAACAAAAATTAGAAGATTATGAAAAGGAATAGGTTAAGTTATAGCGCATTATGTGCTTTTAAAAAATCACCTAACCACTTACTTAAGTATTGGGAGGGTAAAACAAAAGTAACAGATGCAATGCAGTTTGGTAGTATTATACACAAACTGTTATTAGAACCAGATTCATTTAATGATGATTATGCAGTGTTTGAGGGCGCAAGACGTGCAGGCAAAGAATGGCAAGCATTTAAAGCTAATAACGAAAACAAACAGATCATTAAACTATCAGAACTTGACGATGCTAACGAAATTGCAAACAACGCAATGAACAACCCTATATTTAATAAACTAATGCAAAACAAGCTACATACTGAAAAAGAAGTAAGGTGGAATCACGCAGGAGTTAATTTTAAGGGGTTTGTAGACCTTGAAAGCTATCTTGACGGTAAAACTATAGTATGTGATATAAAAACAACTACAGACGCTGGCAAGCGTTTTCAACGTGATTTAATATACAATGATTACAAAATGCAAGCAGCTATGTATTTAGAAAACTATGATAATGCAGATTATTATATAATTGCAGTAGAAACAACATCACCTTACAACGTACAAGTTTATAAGTTAGGATTAAATTTAATAAAAAAAGGTGAGACAGAATATCATAATTTAGTTGATAAGTACAACAACTGGAATGGTGAGCCAGTTGGATATGGTGATGACATTATAGAAATAGAAGTAGAAGAACAAATATTAATTTAAAACAAAAACAATGAAAGAAAAAACAATATACTGTGGAAGCGGTAAAGTAATGAATGAGAAATGGTTAAAAGTAACTATCAATCCTGATAAGATTAGAGAACACATTCAAGAATTTAACGGTAACAAGTTTATTAAACTAAATATCAATGTAAAGGATGAAGCTGATCAATATGGTAAAGATGTATCTATCAGTGTAGATACGTGGAAGCCAGAAGAAAAACAGGAATCATCGGGTTCAAATAGTAATGATCTACCATTTTAAAAACGATGAAAGAATCAGATTACTTATTGAAAAGGGGTTTGAGTTTGTTAGCTGTACAACAATTGTTGATTGATGGTTTTACATTGCCACAAATTGCAAAAAAGTATAACATACATCCACAAACATTATGCCGTGTGTATAAACCTGTCAAGAAAAATTTTAAATATATTGATACGAGGGCAAAAGTAAAAGCTAATGAAAGTGATAACATTAGTACAAACATTGCACCTTTTGACAGGATATACACTTGGGATAGATTAAGTAAATCAGAAATACAAGCATACAACAACTATAACGAAAAACACAAAGCATATTATGAATATTAAAATAAAAAACAAAATTAAAAAAGAATTAGATAATTTAACATTTGATGAAAAAGTTAAATATATAAATGATATAAAATTTTTTTTACATCAAAATAGTCCTTTCAAAAATGAACCTGTAGATTATGTTTCTTGGGTTAAATCTGAGGATGTAGTTTCAAATGATTACAACCCAAATAAAGTAGCACCACCAGAAATGGAGCTTTTAGAAGTTTCAATAATGAATGATGGTTATACTCAACCAATTGTTACTTGGAATAATCACGAAAAAAATAAAATTGAAGTTATTGATGGTTTTCATAGAAATAGAGTTGGTAAAGAATCAAAAATTATAAATAAAAGAATCAATGGTTATTTACCTGTTGTTAACATAAGAAAAGAACAATCAAATAAAAATGACAGAATTGCTTCAACAATAAGACACAACAGAGCGAGAGGCAAGCATCAAGTTAATGCAATGAGTGAGATAGTTATTGAGTTAAAAAATAGGAACTGGACAAACAAAAGAATATCAAAACAATTAGGAATGGATGAAGAAGAAGTTTTAAGATTGTGTCAAATAAGTGGATTAGAACATTTATTTAATGATAAAGATTTTTCACAAGCTTGGGAATCATCTGATTATATAGAAACTAATTACGAATTATTAACTGATAATGTTAGTGATGTTATTGATCTATATAAAATACCACTTGAAGATGATAAAGAAAGAATTTTTCACACTTATGATAAATGGGAATGTCATAAAGCTGGTTTTTATAAAAGTAAATTAGATAATTTATCTCATAAAGAATGTGAAGAAAAGTTTATTGAAATAATGAAAAACAAAAAATTATTTAGTAATGCTTTAAATAGAGTTATAAGTGAATGGAAATATAGTTGTGAACATTATTTAACTAATAAAGCTATGAATAGAATTGCTTGGTTAGGTCAAGCTGCAGTTTGTATAGCTTCTGGTGTTCCTTCAAAATATTCTACAGCTTGGAGCAAATTAAATGTAGAAGAACAAAATACAGCTAATAAAATAGCTAATAAGTATTTAAATATATGGTTAGATAAAAATAATTTATCAAAAGTTAGTATAGACGAGGGGTTAAGTATTAACAGACAAATTGAATTATATTAATTATGGCAACAAAATTTTATATAAATAAAAATGTTTTAGAAGCATCAAAAGAGAGAATAATTAAAATTTTTAATGATTTTGAAAAATTTTACATAAGTTTTTCTGGTGGCAAAGATTCAACAGTTATGACACATTTAGTTTTAGAAGAAGCAAAAAAAAGAAATAAAAAAGTTGGATTATTAATAATAGATTTAGAAGCTCAATATAAAAACACAGTAAAACATATTGAAGAAATGATTGAAAAATATAAAAATAATATTGATTTACATTGGTTTTGTGGTGAGTTATTATTAAGAAATGCCGTTAGTGATTTTCAACCAAAATGGGTTTGTTGGGATGAAGGAAAAAAAAATATTTGGGTAAGAAAAAAACCAGATAAAGCAAGTGATTTATCTCAATATGATTTTTATGTTCCTAAAATGGAATTTGAAGAATTTATGATTTTATTTGGTAAATGGTACGCTGAAGATAAATTAACTGCTGGGTTTATTGGAATAAGATCCGATGAAAGTTTACATAGATATAAGGCAATAACATCTAATAAAAAAAATCTTACATATAATAATTATAAATGGACTACAAAACTTAGTAAAAACTTATTTAATGTTTACCCTATATATGATTGGAGGACTGAAGATATTTGGATATTTCACTCAAGATATAAAAATTTATGTCATAATAAAATTTATGATTTAATGACAATGGCTGGTGTTAAATTAAGTAATCAAAGATTATGTCAACCTTATGGTGATGATCAAAAAAGAGGATTGTGGTTATATCATATTTTAGAAAGTGATACTTGGTACAAACTTTTAAACAGAGTTAGTGGTGTTAATAGTGGATCTTTGTATATAAATGAAAAAGGCAATATTAATGGATATAATAATGTTACAAAACCAAACAATCATACTTGGGAAAGTTATTGTAATTATTTGCTTAAATCATTACCACATAAAATGCAAATTCATTATAAAGTAAAATTTAAAAAGTTTATAGTTGGTTGGAAAAAAAGAGGGTATGAAAAAATACCTGATGAAGCTCCACACGATTTAGAGGTAAAATGTTGGGCTCCATCTTGGAAAAGAATGGTTAGATGTATTTTAAGAAACGATTATTATTGTAAAGGGTTAGGTCAATCACAACCTAAATCTGAAGCATATGAAAAATTTAAATCAATTAAATATAAAAGAAAATTAGAAAGCGAAGCGTAAAAAAATATAATTAAAAAACAAAACATATTATGACTGAAAAAGAAAAAGTAGAAAAAAGTATAATTTATTTAAATAATAAATACGATTGGAATCTTTATTCTTTAGATGATCAGTTTAGTTACTGGGATGCACAGAGTGCTGATATGATAGTAGAATTTAAATTCAGAAACACATACTATCAAGATAAATATTTACAGGCAGATAAGTTTTATAATCTTTTAATGGCTGCTGATTACTATGATAAAATGCTTTACTACATAGTAATAGATTCTGAAGTAACTATATTTAATTTACGAACACTTAAAGATAAAATAATAAATTCTAAAGTGATAACACAGTTAGCACCATACCAAACAGATTTTAATAAAACTAAAAAGGTCAATAAATATTTTTATATATTAAAACACGATCAACAAACTATACTATGAAAGAATTACCCTACTTCAAATTTTATCCTAACCAATGGATAACAGGCTCAATTATGTTTATGGATTTAGATGTACAAGGTGCATTTATGAAGATATGCTGCTACTACTGGAGTAAAGAATGCAACGTTAGCAGAGATCAAATAAAATCATTGGTTCCAGATCATTGGAATAAACTAATTGATAGTCAATTACTTAAGATAGATAATAACAATATAAAAATAAAATGGCTAGATGAACAATACGAGGAAAGAAAAGAAGCACACGTCAAAAGAGTTAATGCAGGTAGAAAAGGTGGTAAAACCACACAAAACAAGCAAAGCTCAAGCAATGCTAAAGCATTAAGAAAAGATAAGATAATAAAAGATAAATACGCAAATGATAATCTTTTACGTGTTAGTGATGAAGTCATAAAACTACTAAATAAATGATATTAGAAGATAAAGCAACAATACCATATTTAAAAGCATTTAAAGCTGGTAAAATAAAAAAAGGTATAGGTATTGGTTGCGTTTTAGATGACTACTTCTTGTACAAAAAAGGAAATTTTAATATGTTTCTTGGTCTTGATAATGTGGGTAAAACAAATTTCATATTATGGTATTTAACTGCATTAAGTAAATTACATAATAAGAAGTGGTGTATTTGGTCAGGTGAAAACAACGCAGGACAATTGAAACGTGATATAATTCAAATGTGGACGGGTGAAACAATAAAAGATTTAAATCAATATTTATTTTATCACGATCAAATAAGTAAGTATTTTAAATTTATTGATAATAGAAAACTATACAACCATAAAGAACTGTTACAAATATTTGAAAAAGAACAATGTGATGGTTGTTTAATTGATCCATACACAGGTATAAACCACGACAGAAGAATATCACAATTTGAACGCAATTATCAAATATGCAATGATGTTAGGGAGTTTTGCAACAAAACAGGCAAAACAATGTTTATATCAATGCACCCGCAGACAGAAGCTGCTAGGCGTGTATATCCTGCTGACCATTTATTATATGGACACATACAACCACCAAGAAAAGCAGATTGTGAGGGTGGGCAAGTGTTTCCAAACAGGGTAGATAATTTCATTTGTTTACACAGGTTAATATCACACGATAAACTATGGATGATGACAGAAGTACACGTGTATAAAATAAAAGATAAAGAAACAGGCGGCAAGCCTACAATGTTAAATGAGCCATTAAGATTTGATTATAACAGCGGATTAGGTTTCACAATTGGTGGTTTAAATGTATTAAAATAAAAAAAATAATGGACACAATAGATATAACAATAACAAAGAACAAGCTGCAGATACTTATACTACAAGCACAAGAAAACATAAAACAACAAGCAACCAATAGCAAGAAAGAAGCGTTAGATACATTGACAGATGCATATTCTACAATAGTTTATTTACAAGCTGCACTTGATAATTTACACAAAAAAAACTTAATAGCAGAACAGAACAGCATCAAGGCATACAGGCAGAATAAGCAACTAAAGAAAAAATTTAGTAATTTTATATAATATGATTAATTTAGATTATATATATTTTGTAATGTTTATAGTTTGTATTGTATCATTCTTTGCAGGAATGTTAACACATTTTTTATTTAATAGATAAAATGAAAAATAAAAAAACACTAAACGAATTAAGGCAAACTAAAGAATATTACAAGCATCCTTATGAACCTGTTATAAATGGTATCAAATACTTATGTGCTATATATCCAAACAATGCTGATCTAGGTGCAGCAGTTCGTGAACACTTTCAAATACACAAAGATGAACGCAAATAAAAAAGGCAAAAGGTTTGAATTAAAAGTAGCTAAGTATTTAGCTGAAAAACTTGATGCCAATATCAGACGTACTCCCAACAGTGGTGGATTATCTATGAAGGGTGATATACTATGCATTGATGATCAATCTATATTAAGTGAGTTTAATTGGGAGTGTAAGAACCAAGAAAAACTAAATATTTGGAAAGCATTAGAACAAAGTAGAAATGATTGTTTAGGTAATGCAAAGATGCCAGTGGTATGTTTCACTAAAAACTTTGAACGTGATTATGTAGCAATAGAATTAGATGATTTTGTAAATCTGTTAATAGAAGTTGAAGAAGGTAGACATAAATAATATATTAGAACACCTTGCACTTTATCACAATGATTTTTGTGAAATTGCAAATAATTTATTATATAAGAAAGATAAAAAAGTTGTACAAGATATAGTACAAGAAATGTATATTAAACTATATGAACAAGTACACGATGGCAAACTGGAAACACAACAATTAATAATAAACGATAAACCACACTTCGGAATTATAAAAAGAACAATAAAAAGAATAATACAAGATAACGCAAACAAAGAAAACAAGATACCTAAAGACGATAACGCAGTAATAAAAAACATAGTAGAAGAAGAAGAATTTGAAATAGAAGAATTTAACAATAAAGTACTAGACATATTAAATGGTATGTACTGGTTTGATCGTAAACTATTTACGTTGTATGTTAAGCAGTTTAACAGCATAAGAAAGTTGGCAAAGGAAACCAGATTAGGACACGTAACAGTATACAATACAATTAAAAGAGCAAAGAAAAATATTAAAAAGAAACTATATGAAAAGTAAGGGATTAGGAGATACAATAGAAAAGATAACAAAGGCAACAGGTATCAAAGCTGGTGTAAATTACATATTTGATAAACTAGGAATGGACTGCGGATGTGATGCAAGAAAAGAAAAACTAAATAAACTATTTCCATACAAAAAAATTGAATGCTTAAACGCAGAAGAATATGAAACATTAAAAGATATATTTAAACACATCAATAATAGATTAGGTGCAACAGAACAAGAAAAATTATTAAAAATACATAATAGAATATTCAATCAACAAAGAAAAATGTCAAGCTGTGGTAGTTGTGTAAAAGAACTAGTAGACACAATGAGAAAACTATTTAATGAGTATGAATACGAACAAGAAACACAAACTTAAAAAAGAAGCTGAAGACAAATTAAAACAGTATCTTAATGAATATGAAGAAGGTATTAAAAACAGTGAAAATACAGTGAGAGATGAGCAAAATTGAAAACTTAAAACCTTTTGAAAAAGGCAAGAGTGGTAATCCTACAGGCAGACCAAAGGGAAGCAAGAACAGAAGCACAATAATTCGTGAAATGTTAGATATGATGGTGCAAGTAAAAGATGATCAAGGAAATGATGTATGGCAATCTAATGAATATAGAATGGTGCAAGCAATTATATCAAAAGCAATTGATAAACAAGATGTAGCTGCATTTAATTCTATTATGGATAATGTATATGGCAAATTAAAAGACACAGTAGATATGCACACTACAGAACAAGTTAACCACGATTTTAGAAAACTAATTGCAGGAATTAAAGCTACACAATAAGTATTTGGTATTTAATGAATCTAAAGCACGTTATTTCATTATTACAGGCGGTAGAGGTTCAGGCAAATCATTCGCTATAAATACTATACTGCTGTTGCTTACATATCAGGCAGGCCACACTATACTATTCACACGTTTTACATTACGTTCTGCATCAATATCAATCATACCAGAATTTATAGAAAAGATTGAACTACTTGGCAAGCTAAATGATTTTACAATTACTAAAGATGAGATCATTAATAAGGGCAATGGCAGTAAGATAATATTCAGAGGTATTAAAACCTCATCAGGAGACCAGACAGCAAATCTTAAATCATTGCAGGGCATCACAACTTGGGTGATGGATGAAGCAGAAGAATTAGTTTATGAAGATACATTTGACAAGATTGATTTAAGTGTACGTAACAAAGCACAAGAGAATAGAATTATATTAATATTAAATCCCACAACTAAAGAACATTTTATTTATCAAAGGTGGTATGAAGGTAGAGGTGTACAAGCGGGAAGCAATATAACAAAAGATGATACCACTTACATACATACAACTTATTTAGACAACAAAGATAATTTAAGTACAAGCTACATACAGCAAATAGAAAGTATGAAGCAAAGAAGACCAGAAAGATTTAAGCATACTATACAGGGTGCTTGGCTAGACAAAGCAGAAGGTGTAATATATTCTAATTGGTCAATAGGTGAGTTTAAATATATTAATAAAGTTGTTTATGGCCAAGATTATGGATTTAGTAACGACCCTAGCACATTAGTCAAAACAAGCATAGACAAAGAAAATAAAATAATTTATGTAAAGCTGTGTTTCTATCAGGCTAAACTAACTACAAGTGAATTAGCCAACTTAAATGTAAAGTATGCAGGCAATGATTTAATTGTGGGTGATAGTGCTGAACCAAGATTAATTAATGAGTTATCAAGACATTGTAATATAGTACCAGCTATCAAAGGACAAGGAAGTGTAACATATGGTATTAGTATGATACAAGATTATGATTTAATAATAGATAGTGATAGTACTGATCTAATCAAAGAATTAAACAACTATGTATGGTTAGAACGTAAAAGTCAGACACCAGTAGACAATTACAATCACGCATTAGATGCGTTGAGGTATGCAGTTAGTTATCAATTACAAAGTGGTGGTGAATACTACATTTATTAAGCATTGCTTAAGCATTACTAAAGCATTAAGATAAGAAAAGATAAGAAAAGAAATATTAAAAAAAATTGTAAAAAGTTTTTAGTTTATAAATATATTTATATATTTACATTGTAATTAATTAAAACAAACAACTATGAAAACTTTAATAAACACAATAAAAGATAAAGCATTAAAAGTAGCAATTGATACCTGTGAAATTTTTATGGATATTTCCTCTGTGGTAGATGTTGATCAAATACACTTTAAAAAAATTATTTCAAATGTTTGTAACACAAACAAAATTAATTTTGAAAATGATATTGCAAAATCTGATTTTATAAGTTTTGTAATTAATATTATAAAAGATGAAGTTCCCTCAATTCATTCTCAAGTTTTTCCTGAAGTTGGTATGGATTCAAAAGGAAATTGGACTCATAATCCTTTAAAATGGGTATAGATCATAAACAACTAATTTAAAGGCCATCCAATAGGGTGGCTTTTTTTTTATATTTGTACATAACACTTTACACTTTTTTCTACATTATATATATATGAAAGTAACAATTAACATACCTGAATCATTAAGTGAAATAACACTAGCACAATACCAGAAGTGGTTAAAGATTAGTGATAACAATGAGGATAATAATTTTTTAAAGCAGAAGATGATAGAAATCTTTTGTAACATACCATTAAAGCAAGTATTAAATATCAAAGCAAATGATATTGATAGTATTGTAGAAGATATTAATAAACTGTTTTTATTAGAGCCTAAATTCAAAGATAGATTTCAATACAATGGTCTTGAGTTTGGTTTTATACCAAAGCTGGATGAAATGAGCTTCGGTGAATACATTGATCTTGATACATATTTACCAGAATGGCAAACAATGCACAAAGCTATTAACGTTTTATATAGACCAATTAAATACAGTAGAAAAGAAAAATATTTAATAGAAGATTATGAGAGCGCAGATAAATATGATATGAAACAAGTAACACTTGATATTATATTTGGATCACTTGTTTTTTTTTGGAATTTAAAGAAAGAATTATTGAACTGTATACTGAACTATTTACAAAATCAAACACCAGACAAATTGCAACAGCAGAAACTGGATTTAATGAAAAGTGGTCTTGGTATCAGTCAATCTATGGATTGGCGAAAGGTGATGTCAGGCGGTTTGATGAAGTTACACAATTAAAGCTACATACGTGTTTACAGTATCTAGCATTTGAAAAAGATAAAGCTGATCTACAAAATCAGTTGTTAAATAAAAAATGAAAAGAGAAAAAATATTAGAAAAGCTAATGGAACAAGAACTAGTTGATAAACACGAATATGTAATTCTTGCAGATGGTTTTGAAGATGCATTTATGGGTGTAACAAGCAGCAAACCAATTAGAGCAGTTTACAATTATTGGAAGTGTTTACAGTTATTAATGTTAGATGAAGATGCAGATTTTGATGAATCAATAGACTGGTTGGATGAATTCATTGAAGAAGATTTAGGCAAACACGCACCATTATATATAAAATCAATATGAAAAGTTTTTACAAAGTTATAGATAGTATTAGAGACACAGTCAAAGCAGAACCATTTAACCACGAAGTAACATTTGGAGATATTGCAGATGTAGATTTAAAAAAGCAGAGTTTATATCCACTTTGCCACATTACAGTAAATAGTGCTACAATACAAAATAATAATGTAGTGCATAATATGACAATATTTTTGATGGATGTTGTAGATATTAGCAATGAGCAAACACGTGATTATTTTCTGGGTAATGACAACAGGCAAGATATATTAAACACACAACTAGCACTAGCAACTAGAATAATGCGAGTATTACAAAAAAGTGATACATACAGAAACGGATTTGAATTAATTAATGCTGCAAATTGTGAACCGTTTACAGAGAGGTTTGACAATATGCTTGCAGGCTGGGCAGTTACGTTTGACATAGGTACAACAACTGAAATGACATATTGCTAATGAGCGAGTTTAGAAAGGCACTGGATAAATATGCAAAGTATGTGATACAACAATCACGTTCTAATCTTACACGCAAAGGAAACAAAGCAAGCGGTAAGTTAAGCCAATCTTTAGGTTATAAAATACAAGGCAGTAAGGTAAAGTTTGAAAGTTTACAATATGGTGTTTATCAAGATCAGGGTGTAAAGGGTGCTAAATCTACTTATCCTGAAAGTAGTAAATCACCATTTAGATACACAAATAAAATGCCACCCAGTAGAGTGTTTGACAAATGGACAATTAAAAAAGGTATTGCACCAAGAGATGAGCAGGGCAGGTTTATTAATAGAAAATCATTAAACTATTTAATAGCTAGAAGCATATACAAAAAAGGAATTAGAGCTACAATGTTTTTTACCAAACCATTTGAACGCGGTTTAGATTTATTTGGTGATGAAATAGTAGCAGGATACATAGAAGATAATTTTAAGATATGAGTACAATAATAAGAACACGTTCACCATTTTTTATAAGAACACCACAGGAATCAGATAGTAATTTAAATTACTTTCAGGCTATTGTAACAGTTCACGGAGGTACTAGCGGCTCTACAACTATATGTGATGATCTTTATGCTACATTCACATTTAGGAAGAAACCACTACCCAATGAAACAAGCGTAACATTTGAAATAAGTGAATTAGTAAATGATCACATAATACAAACCTATGATGGTACACTAAATAATTCAGCACTAACACAATCTATTTGGGTTGATGTTGTAACAAGCGCAAGACAATCAGACGGAACTTTAATAGGTTCTGCAACTACAACAAGTTACTTAGCACAGGAAGGATTTAACAAGTTCAAAGAAGGTGTGAACTACACCACTGAAGCACTGGTGATGTTAAGTGGTAGCTATTACGAATATCACAAAGGGACAACGTTAAGCTTACCAATAAATAAAGAAAAGGTTGCTTCTGTTAGTTTTAAGTTTAATGGTTCAGTAATAAGCACAATTAACTTTACTGACAATGGGAACCAGAATCAGAAGATTGCTTATGCAAGTGTTTCAACCTCAACACAGCAATATGATGAAGTTTTAATAGTTGATGTTAGTGAGAATCAATCTACTATAACATTAAAAGAAATAGAAGAATGTAAATACCCTGTACATAAAATTACTTTCTTAAATAGGTTGGGAGCTTTACAAGATTTATTCTTTCATAAAAAATCAGTAGAAACATTAGAAACAAGAAACGAGAAATTTAATAGAAGTATATTTAAA